TTATGGGAGTATCGTCAAACACTCTCTGTACGCTACCCTGTTCGGCATAAGCCATTGATCCAAATACACATACCGCTAACATCACTAATAATACTTTCTTCATGTTTTCCCTCCTATATGATCATTACTTAATAAACCCACAACTAAACATGTCATAAAAACAGTAGTACCTATCTGCCATATAAACGTACCACATGCTGTTACACACATACATATAAACGATGCTAATAAAGCTGACCTTACCCTGGTTTCGTATGATTTTGCGAACCGGAACAAGTACAACTCTTTTATTTTAAAGTTGCGTTTCATAAACACAACTATTGATATCATAAATAAACTGAACCCTACCATCCCCAAGTTATATAATAATTCTAAATATTCGTTATGTGCTTGATGAAACCTGTTTTGATGTTGCATATGAAACACATACTTAAATGTGCCTATCCCCATCCCTAATAAGGGAAATATCTTTTTTGTACCTTCTATCTGTGGTATCTGTAAATCATGTACTATCTTACTCCACATCTCGAATCTTTCGTGATCAGCTATTATCTCGCTACTAAGGATGTCAAAGTTTACACCTATCGGTATAAGAACACACACCGCTAACAATATGATTACACTACATATCAAACCTTTCTTAGATTGTAATGCTAGATAGCATAAACTTGAAATAAGCAAAGCTACTATTGCAACTGTGCTTGTTGTCATAAATACTGCTATAGTCATAACCAGAGCCATTATCCTACGTCTTAGGCTTAACGCTATTGGTACGATCATTGCTATGTATGGTGATACATGTGTTGGATTCCCTACAAATCCTGCCATTCTACCATAAGTAGCATCTGTTGAAGATTGGAATATCTGGTCTAAATTGAAGTACTGTAACATGACGTATACGGACATTATAAATCCACACCATGTCATCATCTTTGTTAATGAAATAACATCTTCTTTCTTATAGGGTACACTTGATACTGCGAATATCATTAATCCAAACACTATGATATAGTACATAGGTTTCCATACCCAGAACAACGATACGTTCATACCAAGCATGTTTACCGGACATAATGGTGCTACAAAGTAAGAAGAACAAGCGACCCATAAAAACATCATGAGCCACTTGTTCCTCTGTGGTTTTATTCCATACTCGTAAATAGCCGACAACCCTATTGCAAGTGCAATGATACCAGCAATGTCAAGTTTCACATCCCTGATATCACGCACTCCCAAAATAAAGTAAGGTGTAGCTATTACACCTATCTTAATTAGTAGCTTAGTAAACATACACTACCCCTTATACTGTGGATCATCAGTGCGAGTTTCAACTGTTACTGAAGTTGGTGTACTAGCAGTTAAATACCATATCCCACTACCACCCCTAGCAGTTATTTCAGTACCCATAGAGGTACTAGCTTCTGCCAATCTTGCTTGCATAAGTGTCGTGCTATTACCTACCACATACAGTATATTCCCAGCCGCTTCATCACTAGACCTAATAACAATTCCACTTCCATCACCAGATATGAACGTATACTGCAATTTAGCAGTTGTCGAACTAGCTGATGGTAATGTTATTGTCGTTATTGTTGTACCAGCTGTAGCATCAATAATATAAATATTACCTGCATTGGCTGTGGTAAGTGTTGCTGGCGTTGCACCGATAATACTGATGTTCGGTTTATAAAAAGCCGAATTGGTAAGTCCACCAGAATTAACAATACCACCTGTGTATGTCCATTGCCCACTACTATTTTCTGTAGTATATGCATCTTTGTAAATGTTCGTTGCGGCATAAGCCCCTACTGAAGTTACAGTTAATAACACCGCAAGAGCTAACACCATTCTTAAATACTTCATACTTCCTCCTTAATGGTTTTTATGCTCTTGTTAAACTCCAGTACTTGCAAATCCACATCTCCAGTTACAGCAACCATAGTCATACAGATATCTACCTTTAAAATGATAGTATTCAGTCTCTTCATCAATCCAGCTAGTGAAATGAGGAAGGCTGTTCTGTACGATCTTTAAGAAACCTAATCCGGGGAATATGATAAACCATGCTGTATCACTTCCACCAAACTTTGATGCTAACCATCTCCATTCTACTGCGTTGTATCTGCCAGCAAATCTGTTGATATCTCTAACTGTGTAATCAGGTCTTTCTAACGCTCTATCACTCAATACTCTAGCTACTGCACCACGTAATGCTGGTGGATAAAGAAGAATTGGATCTTCAATACACATAATAGGTATTCCGGTAGAGTCGATGAAGTTGTTTGTGATTTCAGTTTCAGCCAGTTCCAGATTATCATGTGAAAAAGCACCTGAAAGTAGATTGTCATAAGTTGTACCAGTTTCTTCACGATTCTTAGGATGATCTGTATCCCATAGGTACTCACCATCTGGTGCTGATGCTGTAGTGAATCCATCTGTTAGGAAATTAGCTGTTGCTTTTTCCTGTTCTGCTACTGCACCTCGACCCATAGATTTTGCTTTACCTATATGTTTGATAAGTGCATATTCATCTTGGTCAACGGCTTCAAAAGATACCTTGAACTTCTGCCATACTTTAACAGGAGTTATGGTTTTCGGGTATCCCAATACTGGATCAGTATAACCGCCACTTGCACCTTCAGTAGCACTTGTCCATGCACCTAGTTCGCTAAGTTCGTCATACTTCCATTCTTTTGTAGTGTCAATTATTGTGTCATATACTGTCTGACATATTTTAGGCTCTGCATCATACATTTCCAACATAAATTTATCGTATATTGGTGTATATAGCTCGGCTACATTATTTCTTAAAGTACTCATTCTTACCTCCTATCTATACAAGTTTAAAATCTAATTATTACGTTGTTTCTGGGAACGCTGCAAATCTACCAATAGCAAAACCAAATGTTTCTGCTGCTATAGCTTCATCACTGATGTCTATTTCCTCGATCATAAACCCAAAATCGGCTGTGATTCCTGACGCTACTGTAATGCCCATCGCACCAGTTCCGCCACTCAAGCTGTACACATTACCAACATGAGTTGCCTGAACCAATACTGTGTTAGCCTGACAAGGACACATATACCTTACATTTGGATTAATCAATGGTATACACTCAATATCCACTGCACCATCTGCTGATGCTTCTGCTGCTGTGTTCTGACCAACAGCTATATAGATATCTGGCCCAATGTCTGCAAGTGTAGTTGCTATAGCTATATAACCTGAAGTGAATATAAGCAAATCACCCCTAGCTATCTCTTGTCCACTTGTTACAGGTAAACTTACAGCTTCGTAATAATCAGTCAAAGGCCTAAACCCTTGCTTGTATTCTCCTAGTTTATTTTTACTTAATGTTCTTCCCATCTTATCCCTCCTAATTTATTGGATATTTGATTTCTTCGGGTATTTCACGTTTCTTTCTTGCTCCATGAACCCAACCACAATCAGGACAGGGAATAGGTGGTTCGTCATTAGGTAAGTACTCGATAGGAGTCTTACATTGACCGCACATATAATGTGTATATTTGCGTTCACCTTTTAAACTACTTCCCATGATCGTATACTCCTGAACCGGGGATACCTCTTCGCCTTTCTATCATATCATCGTGATCTTTCTTCGTGATCTTATAGCCAGCTTTGTTTATCTTTGCTAACTCGGCTTCAAGTTCCGGGTTGTGTTTTTCTTCATTTCGCATTTGATTTCCTCCCTTGGATCTTGATCCTACACTTGTACCAATAGGTTCGCCTTTTAACTCTTTAGCTTTAACCAGATCTTCTAGTTCAGCTATTCGGGTTTTTAGTTCTTCCGTATCACTGCCACTTGGTTTGCTATTAAGTCGTTTAAGTAAATCTCTCTCAAGCCGTTCTGGTGCATCTGGGTATATGCTTATCTCATCCATATACTTCTTGTTACCAGCAAGCTCAAAAAAGGCTTTAACTTTTGGATCAGCACTCATTATTGTATACGCTTCTTCTTTAGTTTTACCTTCAGCTATTAGTTCTGCCTGACGTTTCTGCAATGTCGCTACCTTTACTTCAGGATGTCTAGCTTCAAACCTGATACGTGATACCTCCTGTTTCCTAGTGATATCAGCTACTGTGGCATCTAACTTTTTATCTTTGATATCTGTGTTACGTTCTTCTTTACGTCTATCATATCTCCGATTAAGCCAATCATTAGCTTCGCCATAATCTTCCACTAACCATTCATCTATATCATCTTTCGACATCTCTCGTCTTTGTTCTTTCGGTAAACTACCATCAGTATTCATATACTGTGCTATCCTATCGCTCTCCTGTTGTTTCAATGTATTCTCAACACTTTCCTTGGAAGGCCCATTAATCTTCTCTTCTATCGTTCTTTTCTCTAGTGCCATCTCTTCCATCTTTAGTTGATACTCAGTGTCACGTTTAGTTTCACGTTCTCTCATAGCTTTGAGTTCTTCCTTTGTAGCTTTAACGTCAGAAAGCAGTTCCGCAATACGTTTCTCTGCACCAGTATTACGTTTCTTATCAACTATATCCTGTTTCTTAGCCTTACTACCATCATCTAACTCGCTATCATCTGTATCAACTAACTTTTGATCTTCTTCGCTGAGTTGATCGTCTTTATCCTCGTCTTGCTCAGTGTCCTTCGGAGTCTCAGGTTCTTCTTGACCTGATTTATCATCATCTTTATTATCATCACTATCCGCAGGTTTATCATCGGCTGACGTATCCGATCCCTCCTGTGCAGGGTTCTCGTCAAGTAAATCTATCTCGTTCTCTTTAGCGAATTCTTTCGCTATTTCAATAGGATCTTTGCGATCTTTAGTTTTGAATCCAAACATGTCGCTCCTTCATACCGCTACTATGCCCGGTAAGTGGCAGTTAAACTATAGACTCTTTAACTCTTCTAACTTCTCTTCTACTCTTTCGATCTGTTTTGCGTTCTTACCAATCTGCATCTTAACAGGTCTTTGTTCGCCCGGTGCTGTGTCTGCTAACACTGCTTCTAGTTCCTTGCCAGTAGCTGTGAGCGTTTTAATTAACTGGTTCTGTTGTGCTATTGCTATCTCTGTTTTAGATTTCTCATCAGATTCCGGTGCTTCACTCTCTTTCATGGCCTTAGCATAGGCTTCTTCGCCTTTCTTTCTTGCTAACTTCTCTGCTAAGTTCTTCTTCACCTGATCTGCTTTTGACCGATACAATGCCAATGGATCGCTCGGACGTTTAACTATCGGTGGTAACTCTTTTTTCTTCTTAATCTTAACCAAATCTTGTGCCATAACTTTTCCTCCTAGTTTTGTTTGTTCTCCAAATCAATCTTTATTCTTCTGAAAGCCTCTACCTGTTTCTGTATGTCGCATATAACAGCTTCTACACAACTTGCTTCCTCAAACTTCTTGCTATGTACCAACTTCAATACCTTCATTGTTAAATTAATAGCTCTATCTTCAATAAACCTTAACCATACCCTCCATTCATCTGTCTTAAACAAATGGACTATATCCTCATATTCTTGATAATCGGATTGTTTGCTCATAGCGCTATATCTCCCTCTGGCGGCACGTTAGGGTTTTGAGGACTCATCATGCCACCTTGACCCTGTTGTGGTCTCTGAGCTTGATTCTGTGCCATTGGGCCACCTTCTCTTGCTGGTGTCGCTGCACCTTCTATCATCTTTCCTGCTCTCATGGCTACTCTTTCTGCCATCTGTTCGTTCTTTTTCTTAGCTACAAAGTCCATCATGTTCCGGTACGTTGCATGTATATGTGCATCAAAGGTTGGTCTGTATTCTTCAGGGATCTCATTATACTTCTCTTCTTTCTGTCGCATATGTCCTTCATAATGTTCCATAGCTAATGGTGTTACACCTTCTGGTGGTGGATTGAATACGTCACCTTGTTTCATCTTAGTGAACTCTTCTTCCACTTCTTTACCTGTACCCATCTTCTCTTTAGGTTGTGGTGGTAAGTATTCTTCTATATCTTGATATCCCATCTTCTTCATAGCTTCTGAGGTTATCTTCCAGCTACCTCGTGCATTGAGTTCTGGGTTAAACCAAGGATTAGACATACTTAACTGTAATCCCCACATAGCTAGTTTCTGTTCGTATGCTTTACTACCATGTGTTATATCCGGTATCATCTTTGTATCGTATCGACCTCTAAGATCGTCTATACTAAGGTTCTTAAATAGTTTCTTGCCATCTTCACCTAGTACACGTTCACCTAATGTTACTGGAGCGTTATCCTGATACAGTTCTAGCCACATGTTAACTGCCTGGCATATATCTACCATCATTCGTTTTACCCATAATCCAAACTTAGTATCGCTTTTCTCATCTACTATAGCATCATGTGTAGCTGTTTGTTTCTTAGCATCTGATGTAAGAAAGTAACTAGCTGCACCTGTAAGCCGTTCTATCATAGCTAATAAGAAATCTTTGTCTTGGTAACTCCACGCTAACGATCTGCTTAGATTCGGGAAGAACACTTTATCCTTGACGTTCTCAGCATCAGAATCTAATAGTATTCCCGGTTCAAGTTCTTGTTTAGCACCGGATAGTCCTAGCTCTGTAAGGTTAGCTATACCCCAAGGTAAGTTCTCTGCATACTGATAATCACTTGTCTGGTTATAGTTGTTGTTCAATGCGTTAACTAGATTAGCTATCAGCATAGTTAAACTACCACCACGTAACATGCCCGGTGTACCTCTTAGTGGGCCACCTACATATGGCATACGGCCTGATCTATTGAGTTTCCTTACTGGTTTACCGAATAAGAAAGTCTCGCTGATAGGCTCTATCATCATCTGATACTTCTCACGTTTACCATCTTTCTCATATTCGCCATGCCATAAGTATAAGTCTAGTACAGTGTTAGTAAGGTTCTCGCTATCAACCTCTTTGAGTTTAGTTATCTCTAGTTTCTTATGTCTTATATCATCTGCACTAATATGGTTTATGTTCGATTTGAACTTATCTTTCATCTCTTTAGCATCAAAGTTTTCTAGCATACCCATGTCATCCATATCTAATAGATCGTTGAATGTGAGATGCATTACTTCAATGAAGAAAGGTAAATCATCTATTTTGTTACCATAAGCTGGCATAAGCACATCGTCTATGTTATCCAGATTCTTTATAACACCACGTTCAAACCTTCTGTTCTCTGGTTCAACCTTATAGCCTATAACAACATTATCGTTCTTAGAAGAGTACACTGGGATGCGTTTGTCTACCCATTGATACCTTACTTCCCAATACACTTTGAAACAACTGAACCCATGTGCTACACGATTCTGTATGAAATCGTCTACTTCCGGAAAGAAATCAGCTTCACTCTCGCTTAAACCCCATTTAGCAAACTTAGCTAAGTTGTCTCTGTTATCAACATCACCCTCTTCTGTAGGAAAGAAATGCAATGAGTTAGGGTTATAGCAAGTAGATAGTATCGTAGCTTGAAAGATATCATGGATACCAGCCATAAGATTAAGATTGATATCGCTCATCCAATCACGTTTCTTCAGGTTCTGTATAACTGAAGGTTTCTCACCATGAATGTGCTGTACCTCTTTCTTTTTGATCTCAAGCCATTCTTTTTGTGCGTTATACCCTGTCTCAACATCAAGCATAACCATCTTGACTATCTTAGTTGCTTCATCATCACCGAACTTATCTGATTGTAAATCCGGTTCTTCACGTACTCCTAGAGTTTCTTCAGCACTGATCTCATCTCTATTGAGTCTCATCTTCTTTTCTTTCTTGCTGTCTTTGTTTGCCATGTGTCCTCCAAATAAAAAGCCAGAATAAAAACAATCTCTTGTTTAAACTCTGGCTCTCTGTAGCTCTAGGCTATCTCGATCTCTGGTTCTTATTGGTAATGATACGATATCTTGTTACACTTCCTGCACTTTATCTCTACTGTAGCCTTCTCTATCTGTGCCTTGAATAGCAATATCTTGCATACCGGACACCGATATTCACTCAACTCAGGCTTCTTGGTCATTCTCTGCCTTCTTTTTAAGTGCTTCCACTTTCTTATATATTGTTGCTATATCTGTCGTGCTATGTTTATGATGGTTATCTATTATCTTCTTTTCGGCTAGTTTGATCTTCTTTTCGTATGTGGTTAGTTTCATTATTTACCCTTGCCATTAATGAACTTACGGAAGTTACCTTTGTTAGCATGTGCCTGTACGTCACTGATTAGGTTTGAGCTTTGTTGGTGTTTTACTTTAAGATTATATATATGAGTGTTCACGCTCTCTTCCATTACTGCTACTGCACCACGTAGCATGAACTCACTGAATTTACCTACGAACATCATTGGTCTGGTTGTATCATCTGGATTGGTCTTTACCGCTACTATGATTTCTGACAGTGCGATAAATTGGTCTGGGTCTTGCTTGAATAATTCTTCTTTGGTCAACTTCTTTTCTTCTTCGGACATATTTCACCCCTCATTTGTTAGATTATCATTTTATTGACTATAATACAAGTCACGCTAGTCAATATCCATTATCCTTGTCAAGATATATACGATCCCTATGGTCATGGTTATTATGGTTGCTATTGGTATTAACATGGTTTTCCTTTGTGTGTGCTGGCAGGGATTTGCCGAGAACTGTCCGCTCGTAAGCAGATTACTCGTATAGTCACCCTGCATGATAGGTAAGGTTCTCAGTTAAGGCTTACCATTCCTATCCGGTCGATTTTCGTGCGTCTACCTATTCCGCCACAGCACACATTTTTGCTAATTCACTATCATATGTTCTTATTATCTTTTTCATCTTATCTCTGATATAATTATCATTCCTTTTTGAAAACAATGTTCCGTTATCAACACATCGTTTAATGCCCTTCAGCGAATATACTCTTAGGGTTTTTAATAAATAAATGCGTTCTAACACATTAACCATTGCCTTGTTACACACTCTGTACCCACTGCTATCCCGGTGGAAACTGACTATACCCATCGCTTCATATTTTCTCAACTGTTCAGATGTTGTCCAATATCCCATCCTGCCCAGATGTTCCATCACTTCGCTTTTTAAATAATAAGTCATCAATACACCTTCTCTGTTATCTAGCCCTTAAAAGACTTTTATTAAATAATCGCAATGTTTCTTGTGCTTTAACCCACACTTCCCCTTTTATTTCTTTCTCATATCTCTTTGGGAATGCCAGATGCACTGTTTGTTCCCATGTACTCATATTATTACTACGACTTTCACAAATTGCATCTTCTCCGTAATCATCTTCAACTGAAGGTGTTATCTCATATCCTCTACCTTCAGCGAACATTCTTCTGTTTCTTTTTATCTCATCACAGCAATCCATCAGTACACCTTCTCTGTCTCTTGCCTTCTCTTACGATTAACGTCTACCCATACTGGGTTACTGGTACGAAAATATAATGTCGTGTCACAAAAATCTTTGTACTTCTCTTTCACTTGAGCTACATCTCTCATATCACCTCTAGTTGTCTCAATCTCACCATGACTGAATCGGTTCATATGCCGGATACTATTCATACAGTGTTCTGCCCAATACATTTCTGGAGCAATAACTAATTGACCATCCCTCTCTGCCCAGTGCAATCCCTTCTTTACTGCTAATCTTCCGGTACGCTGATCGTCTATACCATCCATGAACGCACCTTTCTGGCTTGACCTGTACCCTAGTTTAGCCATCTCTTTGACTACTGTAGTCTTGCTCTGGCCTTGTACTCTTACTGCCATTGTCACTGTAGAGTTACCAAAATTAGGGTCAATGATGCGTTTGTGTACTCTTTTACCGAACACTTCTAGTAGTCCTTGTTCAGTTTCTTGTATCACTTCATCGTAATCTTCGTATGTCTTATCGTCAAACTCTATCTCATTGAAATTCTTCCTGAACGGATACTCCCATACACAATACATTTTTCCGGTGACATGTACTGCCCACCATTGCATCGCCCAAGGCTTACGATCATGTGGATCAAGAACATGATACAACGTGACTTTATCATCCGGTATGTCTGCCCACTTAACTACATGAACATCTTTAGTGAAGCTGGGATAAACCCTCAGTGCTACACCTGCTGGTACACCATAGATACGACTCTTGATCTCTGCCTTATCCATTAGCTTAACTTCTTCAGATACACGATTCTGATCTATATATGGATTCTCTTGTGTCCATAAGAAATAGAATTTAACTCCATTCTTCTCTGCTATACGTGGTAGCACTTCGTTGTTTAGTAGTGGTGCTTCTTGTGTTTCAAGGTAGTCGCAGTTCTCATACAAGCTCATTAGAAGGTCTGTCATGCCTTTAACTGATGTCATAGCAAACAACATTTCACCATTCCGGTCAAGTAATCGCATACGTTGTTCACGATATATTGCATATGGCGGCTCTTCATCGTTAACTATCAAGTCAATATCATCACTAGCAAAGGCCATTGAGCCTTGATCGTAGCTTTTACAGGTGCAGATAGAATCATGTATCTTGAGTTTGCGGTTAGGAAAACCATTAATCTCATCGTATCTGCCATAGGTTACATAGGGTTTGGGTGCTAATGACCATATTTTACGTTGCATAACATTAACGCTATCAGAGAAAGTTTCGCTACAGGCCCATACACGTTGCTTGCCTTGTTCCATTTTCTCTACTATATAGTCTGCTAATGTGGTTGTCTTACTTGATCTGTTACCGCCTAGCAGAAACTTTGTCCGGGCGATATCATCAACAAAGCGTTTGCACATCGGGAATAACTCAAAGAAATGTTTAGGGAACAATTTCTTTCTATTCTCTAGGTGGGTAAGTATCTCGTTGGCTTTTACCAGTTCACTCATTTTATCCTAATAGCTTCTGAAGTCTAGCTTTTAATGCTGGTATACTTTCTTTCATTAGGGGATCATCCGTCATATCTTTGTAATCTACTTCTTGCTTTGGCATACCCTCTATTCTATTGTATATTTCTTTCATAGCATAAAGATCGCCCTTAATAGCTTTAGCTATTAGTTGTAAGTTTAATATCTCTTTTATTGTGCGTTTACCTGTTGTTTTATCTATTGGGTCTGTAATGCTCATTTCCCTATCGAGCATCATTCTCAGTATTGTAGATAAGGTTTTACCCTTGGCTGCACCTTTAGGATTACCACTTTGCCCCTTCTTAAAAGGTATTAAATGATCTGTTTTAGGATTAGGATTTGACATTTGTCTGCACTTTGGTTGCTTTCATATTAGTATATTCTTCCCATCTATCTACGATAACCTGACAGTATACTGGGTCAAGTTCCATCATACGGCATTTACGGTTAGTCTTTTCACAAGCTATTAATGTTGAGCCTGATCCGCCAAACACATCAGTTATAATGTTTCCCTTGTCACCCCATCTGTCCAGTACCCATGTTATGAGTTCTACTGGCTTCTGTGTTGGATGTACTCTATTCTTTTTCTCCGATGCCTGTGTATATTTCCGCACAACACCATTGAAGTTTGTCCATACAAGCCAGCATCCGTCTGGTCACTTCCACCATTGTTCTTGTCCCATACAAGCCAGCATCCCGTAGACGGCAAACACTCCGTATAATAATTAGCACCCCAAAATACCATCTTCTTTATGTTCATGCTCATAAATAAATTAACGGCATCAATGGCTGTTTTATTAGTATCATCACCAATCACATCTCTGTATCGTTCTTTCAAGACACCGCTGTTCTTTACAGCATCCATTCCATAGGGCGGATCAGTAAACACCATATCAGCCTTCTCACCTTGCATCAACTTCTCGACATCTTCCTTTTTCGTAGCATCCCCACACAAAACCCGGTGTTCCCCTAACGTAAACATATCACCTAACTTTATATCAGTTTTACGCACTTCAGGCACAACATCGTCTTTCTCATCAGGTTCAATGTCCATCTTAAATATATCATCGAGTTCTTCTGGACTAAACCCTACATCTAAAAGCATTTCCTCATCAAAGTCAGCCAATAGGGTATTATCCCACTCCCCAAGATTCTTATTTAATCTTAAATTAAGTTCTTTTTCCTCTTTTTTAGACAATTTCCTATCTGGATATCTTACATCTACTTTGTCCATACCCCTACCGCTAAGTACCTTTATCCTCTGATGCCCCCCAATTATAGTGTTATCTGAATTGATAATAACCGGATCACAGACATCAAATTTTGCGATAGAATCGTTAAGATTTTTAGATTGCTCTTCTGTAAGCTGTCTTGGGTTATATTTAGCGGGGATAAGCTCTGATATGTTCCTTGTATCGTTCAACCATTTTATAGTTGGCATGTTTTCTCCTCTCATTTATAGATTATCATTTTAAATTAGTTTTATCAAGTAACTCTGGATTCTCGTATATGTTTCCTATGACTTCACAATCGTCAACGCACTCATTATCTATATCGTAACCAGAATATTGTTCTCCTTCAAAACCTGTTATGTCATTACTCCATATAACCTGCTCAACAAAATCCTTATATTTATGTTTATGCTTTAAGATATCCCCCTCATAGACCTCAACCCCATTCTTATCCTTGAGTCCTGTAAGCCTACCTCTAAATTCAAACTGTCCATGTCTAAATGTCGTGGAGATAAGTTTATTCAAAGTATAAATTGTTGTTAGACCTGTGTTTTTATTAAGTAATCTATACTTCAGCTCATTAAATATGGGTTCTTTACAGAGAAACTGACCATGTTTGTTTCTTTCCCCACTATCATGTCCTGCAGTACCCATTATTTTATGCATTATTTCCATGCTTCCCCTCCTCAGGTTCATACTCATCCTTCATCCTACAACAATCACATACTAAAGTATTCTGATGCTTACAAGGTATCTTATTGATACATGCGGTTACTGGATAGTTTCCTCTGGTTTTATGGTTTTTCATAGTATTCCTTCATGCCTCACACGCTTCAGATATAGCTTCCCACATTTCTTGGTTAGCTTGTAGCGAACATCTGTTCTTGTCTTTCCATTCATCGTAGACTTTGCGTATAAGGTCAGCTTTTCTTTGCAACATTTTGGTGGATGTTATCCAAAAACAAGTTTCACTGTTGCATTTTTCTTTCTTCTCTGGCTTTACATATGTAAAGTTCTCTTTACATGGCTCTTTCATAGCTTCAAGGACATGTTCTAAATCATACCCTGTAAGTTCAGCATTGTTCCCTCCAGTTCTATACTGCATCCTATCTGATAAATGCTCTATCCCTCTATCCAACTGTTTATTCGTCATAACCCCTCCCCAATAGTATTCTCAATAATCCGCATAAACCCATACTCAATCAACATCCTCTGTGCTTCTTTGTTCATACGTAGTGTTAAGATAGCTTCACCGTTCTTTAGTTCTTTAATGTTCTCTACTAGGATTTTAATGTCTTTCATTTTTCTCCTTTTCCGAACTATTGTTCTGGTTCGCAAATTAGCTTAATGCCTTACGGCAATCGTCTATGATTTGGTTAAAAATATTAACCTCTGCATAAGTCCATCCAGTATTGTGCTTCTTCTTCTCAGGCAATAAAGCAAGTATCTCAGCTTTGGCTTCTTGAACATCAGAATCTAATGCTTCTCTTTGTTCTGACAATCTTGTTAGTATCTCATCAATCCCCATCACTCACCATCCTTTTGTGAATCGCACCTGCTAGTGCTTTGTTATTGTTTCGTAATGTGTCAGCTTTTACTTTGTCTATAGGTCTGTAGCTTTCATCTGCATAATCCTCAAGATAAACAACACCATGAACATCGTTGCATATCTTCTCTATCTCATCCTTCTTAGGTAACGCATCAATCCGAGTTGTAAGATTAGCATTATCGAGAGTAAGCATAGCACATGTACCCATAAAATTATCTAAAGAATTTTGCGTTATTGCCTTTTCCTTCTCAAGCTGTTCTATGCCTCGCCTTAAATGAGGAACACAGGTACAATGTTGCCTATCGTCTTTACTTGAACCACAGACTTCAGCCAATGTGGCTTCGTAACCATCTTGATAGTCTTGTAACTTAGATTCAAGTTCTTGACATTTAATTTCCATATCTACTCCAATGTCGGTAAGAACTTTCATAGCCTCATCCTGTTCCTTCAGTTGGGTTATTGCCCAAGCCATACCCACAATCTGGGCTAATAGAAATTCTAAGTGTTTCTCTTGATTATCATCTAATTCATGTTGTCCTGCTTCCCATTTAAGGTGCTCTAACTCACATCTTCTTTCATCTATGCCCTTCCCTAGCACCCGAATCTTATCCCCATTGTGCATATTTTGCACATTGCTTTCTTCATACGAATCTTCATCATGTATTGTTAAGTCGTGTTCTTCTCCCATCACTTCACCCCCTTTTAACTTTGCCATTTATCACAAACATAAGATTTTCTTATATCCGATGCTTCACTATGGCTTTCACCTAGCAACGAGCATTTCCAGTAATATTTGTTGTGGTATTCGTAATGGTTAGAATATTTACAATTCCCACAATTAAACGTATCCCACGCTTCTTTATAGTCATTCTCTTTTTTGAATAACTGATATTTAGATTTAGGTTTAGGGGTAGGCTCTTTTATATTCTCACCCCATAAGTCTTTCATCCCTCCACCCCCATCAACCTAGCAAGTACTGCTAGGGAGTTGGTTATGCCTTCGTTTAATAAACTATAATCATTCCAATCAGCATCACAACCACATTCACATTCTCCGTATGCACCGCACTTGCATCCCCTGCCTATAGTATTTTCAGGTTTCTTCTCCCCCTCCAACTCCCTCTTGAATATCTCAAAGAGTTCGGACTTGGCAGTTTGTATCATACCATCATTGTGTGGTTCATAATTTGCGAACACATCATCAACACCCCTAGTCTGCTCTCCCCCAGCACAATCCTCACATCTCCCAAACCCCACATCAGCACATTCTTTACCGCAACCTCTGCATTTCATAACTCTCCTTTTATTTCGTTATTACGCCATACATTTCCCAGAAAGATATATTCAACACTATAAGATATACTAACGATATAGCTACTATAAAACACACGGCTTCATCAACACCCCTAGTCTGCTCTTTATCCATAACCCTCCTTTAACCCTTCAGTTCTGATATTTTAACCCCATATACAGCCATTAAACATCACTTTTTATACTCTAATAATGTGATTCTATGCCAGTTATAGTAACTTATACACACTTCTTACACTTAATATAATATATTAACATATATATTGATTTATTATTTACTTTTTCAACCCCTCAAACTGTGAAATGCACCCGATAAGGGATTTGAACCCTTGTCCTCCAGCCTTACTACACTAGAATGTTCTTGCTCTCTCTGTTACTAAACGGTGGGCTTGCTAGGCAAGGTCGTTTGGTAACTCGCCAGTATTCATTCCTGGTTACATCAATCGGGTGCATTTTTTCCTTTCGTGAACTCCAAGTTAGTCTCCTTCTCACCTTCTGTTCAAGGTCATAGGAGATGAACGGGTTTATCAATATCGTAATCTTCTGGTAACTCCTTCATTGTGACTTCTTTAGTTTTCTCATCTATCATATCGTAATATATCTTGCCGCAAAGTTTACATTCGATAAAAGTACCAAGATCGTAGTCGATTACTTTCTCCAGACCACAACATATAAAAGTCATTATCATGCTTTACCAATGATATGTTCGTTGCGTAAAAAGATCAGATCTCTACCTTCAATCTTTATTCTGTCACCGGATCGTTTTTTTATGTATACCACGTTCCCAGTTTCAGCAAAAGGTTTGATCTCTTTACCTTTCTTGCCTATCTCCGAAATACCTACAGCTAAAACCTTCGCCCTGTCAGGGATATGTTTTTTTATCCGTACCATTTGTAACCCTGATGCAGTTTGGTTCTCCGGTTCAATAATCTCAGCTAACATCTTTCCTCTTGTTGGTCGGATTTCCATAAATTCCTCCTTATGCGTATTCCCAATAATTTTTTTCATGTAGCACCCCCATGAAATGCATCTTTCGTAATGAATAATATGTTTCTCCTTCATGCTCAAATTCAGATCCTTCATGTCTGGGAAACACCAACTTATCCCCAACTTCAATATCGTGCTTGTTGTCTGGCCCAATAGATACTATCTCACCATAATAATCAGCGTTATACGCTTTAGCATTATCCGGTATATAAATACTGCCAACCTTCTCTTCATGTACCAACTTGATTATAACCTGATCGCCTATTGCTTTTAGTTGTCCCATTTTTTTCTCCTTCCACTATCTTGCTTATTTTACCTAGAGTTTTTTCCTCTATCTGCCGGATACGTTCCCTTGAAAGATGTAAATCTTTGCCTATGGTTTCTAGTGTTTCTCCACTTGCCCTGCGTTTGAATATTTCTTGTTCCCTTTCATCTTCTTTTACTAGGCAAATTAATGTGTTTAGATCAAACTTAGCAAATTCAGTTGCTTCTTGACGTGAGTCTACTATCCCCTCTACAAAAGTTTGTTCCGTTTGATGTTCTGTGGAGTTTACCTTAATTCTTATCCTTCTATCTAGCGAAAACATTGTTGCTGCACTATACCTAGCTAATAATCTTTCTTCTTTTTTGCTGACACCTTCTTCTCTTTCTATTTTTTTCTTTATTCTTCGTACCTCTTCACGTATATGTACCGGAACACGAATTGTTCTACCGGTGTTATCTATATACCGAAAAACATGTTGCTTTACCCACCACACAGCATAAGTGCTAAACGTGTTGTTTCTCTCTACGTCAAATAATGCTATGGCCCTGATTAACCCAACCACACCCTCTTGGAAAAGATCATCATACTCTATTATCGCAGGATGATATCTATACAATTTAGCATATCTTCTTATCAATCCCACGTTATCCATCACTAACTTATTTCTCGATTCTATACATCCAACCTGTGCTTTCACTATAAGTTTTCTTGTTTCATCTTGTGATAGACTATGCATCTTTCCCCCGGTTATCCGTTTAAATCATTTTCGATTTTCCATGCTAACGTGATAAGTAGTACACCCAACCAACAAACAACTACACCTTTCCAACATAACGCATATTCCATGTTGAAACTTCTGACTACTCCGTAAAGAATGAAATCCCAACAAGTAGCTAGTAGTATCAGGCTGATCCCTGACCATAATACTCCGGTAGAATGTTCGCCTATCCATATGATCCTATCTTCAATCCAAATTTTCATATTCCCTCCCATCTCTTTAAGTATTCGCTCCAACCCAATTTATCCAGTTTCTTAAACATAGGTGTCGCTTCTTTTTTATATCGCTTTTTTATGCTTTCCCAACATAACTTAAATGCAAATATTGTGCTTGCAACTTCTTGTTGTCGTTGAGTAAACTTTTTAGAATTATTCCTTATTAACTGTATAAAAAAATCGTGGTTTTCTGAGTAGTTTCCCACCCCAGACAAATTCGCCCCAGACAAATTCGCCCCAGACAAATTCGCCCCAGACAAATACGCCCCAGACAAATTCGCCTCAGACAAATACGCCCCCCTGTTTTTTTCTAAACAGTCTTTAATAGATTCATATTCTCCACATAAAAGAATCTTATCCTTGTCATATCTTGATACTATTTTAATTTGTTTCATTTTTCCTCCCGTCATAACCCCAACATATAAGTAAAAGTTAACGCTACACCAAAAAATAATCCTAAGACCGCACTTACGACCACACACACGACCATATGCTCAATAGTATATGTTTTGTAGATTTTGCAACTGCTACTGTTACTAAACATACCATCAGGCCACTTAAAATCATGCATATCCATACCTCCCAGTTTTTATATACTCTAGGTTTATTGCCCAGACTCACATCATTTCCTTTGTTTCCTTGAGCAAGTTTTTATATTCTTCTATGATCTCTAGCAAATTACAGAAATCATCGTACCCTATTGCGACTATCGGCTCTGGATCGTTGTTCTTTTTCCAGATTACAATAGGTTTCTTGTTCGCTGGACTTAACCCTTTAGTTCGCCAGTATACTTTATGACAATTAAGCGACTCTTGTTTTTTAAGTTCCATGAAAAATTCGTTGAGTATAGAATCAGGGTCTAAACAAATAATGTCTTGCCGCATAAAACCTTCAATACCACCGGAGTTAGGAGTTCTTCTCACGTTAGCGTTAAAACGATTACCCAAGTCTTTAGCTATTTCCCTTTCAAAGTTCTTGCCTTTAATATGTGGCTTGACCATTTTCCTCCTCTACGTTATTTAATGATGATATCCCATCTTCAAATCCTTTTTTATACATATAATCGTTGCTTACCAACACTCCGTATATGTATAGAGCGACTATCATAGCGATTATTGCGGTTCTCATTTAAGCGATCCCAACCAGTACACAAGAACAATCACTACAAATACTATCAACATTAAAGTTAAAGCTATTTGTCCACCCATGTTATTCCTCCTTGTACTTATCGGTTACGTCAACCTTAACTGCGTATACTATTAGTTCGCCTAGTGTTTTGAATGTCTTGCCACGATATTCGTACCAATTAGAATCTAAGCAAAAAGTCCATTTCCCCGGAGTTATTTCAGCAGCATATGGAGTGACATTATCTGAAAATACTAACTCATCATCAGCATGTGCCGTCAAGATATACCCATAAATTAATATTATCACCACCATTATCCATAGTTTTATGCTTTTAGTTGTTATCATTTCCCCTCCTTATTTATCCTTTCAAACTTTTCCACCGGAAACGTCTTTAAGAAATCTTCCATAAGGGATTCTATTCCTTTTGCGAAATATCTCTCAAGGTCTGTTACATCTTCCCTTTCAAGTAAGTTAACAGATATTTTTGCTTTTTGATTTTTCATTTGAACAACAATTTGAACTTGTATCATTTCATCTCCTTCTCTTTTATCCCAAAACACACATCAACCTCAGACCCATATTGATGCATTTTTCTAATATCCAGTTCAAGTGAGATTGAGTTATTTTTAAAATATTCCTCAAGTTTTGTTTGCCTTCTTTCTGTGTTTTTTTCTATTTTTTTGGTTTCTTTTTCTTTTTCATATAAATAAATGAGTTCGTTTGGTATGTCTATTTCTACGCTTCTGCCTCCCGGTGCTGGACTTGTATAAAATCTTAATTTTGCGGTAGCATCATTCCTTGAAAGAATTATTGCTTGTTCATTATGTTCTTGATTGCCTTCTATTATAGAAATCCAATGCCATTGTCTTGAACACCCCCGATAGCTTTTACAAAAATATATATATGCCCTTCCAATTTCCTTTGTGGATATATATTCTGTTCTTGTTTCTATTTCTTTCTCCCCACACCCCACCAAAAACAAACAGGCTATTATTATTAGTGCTTTCATTTTTCCTCCTAGAAAGGTATTTTTTCATTCTTACCATAAAATTTAAGAATCTCAATTATCTTTTCCGGTTCTACAGCTACAATACTTGTGTTGCAGCTTGGACATTCAGCGTATATATTTGTAGTTGATATGTGTAGCTGACAGTTTTTACACCACGCTACTTTGTAATATTGGTTTTCTCTAGTTACTTTTTCTAGGCTTGCCATTCTTGTACTCCTCTACTATTTCTTTGAAGTCTCTAGCTGTTCCCTTGTGCTTTTCTCGCGGCAACTCATTTTTTATTGTATCAACTTCGGCTTTTTTCTTGTTCTTGTCCTTGTTCTTAACCTTAACCTTATCCTTGTTCTTGTTCTTGTTCTTGTTCTTAACTGTTTGGTAACAGTTAGGCAACAGTTTAATTAAGTTTCTAGAGGAAATCAATTTAAGAGCAGAAACACAAGCCTTACTACCATTGTTTTCTCCGTACTGAAACATGAAGAACTTAGGTAGAAACCATACTTCCTCTGTAACTATGTGGATTCTGTCTCCTAGATGTTGCAAGGTTTCTTCGTTTGTAAAGTCTATGCCAACACAAAATGTAGCCATATCTAAGTCAACCTTATAAATCCCTGCATGATCGCAAGTACAAAGTATATAATCCCACAAAAGTTTATACTTCGGCTGTAGCTTTCTGAACCAAGGATCATGGTATTTGCGTGAATCGGTTAATCGTTTAGCCATAATAACCCCTAAATAAAAAAGCCGGAATCAGTGTTGGATCGCTCGACATGTCGGGGATCGACAGAAGATACGCACCTATCCGGCTTACAGTTAAATTTTAATTTGATTTTTTTTATCATATCGAGCGATCCAATTTCTTATCATAGTACAAGTATATACTACTTATTTTGAAATGCAAGAAAATCACTAAAACAGTTGCTCCGGTACACTCTCGCTGATAGAGTATGTAGCATATCCATTAGTCATAGTAGTAGTTATAGCATGTCCTTCATTTTTTTAAGTCAGATATTCTCGCTGCAAGCCTGAAGCAATTACAGCTATTTAACGCTTCAATAGGTGAGATTGATCCATGCGTTTCAATGTGTTTAAGTATTCTTTGTTTCTGGCTCATTCCCCTCCATCTCTTTGTTAATCCGGTGAGCTTTTTCCTTTGTGGCCCATGCCATGCCGAAAAAACCAAAAAATATTAGCACTATTAGTATTTCCATTATTTCTCCTTATGGATTAGTTTGCAACCCTCTATTTTAACCCATCTTCCGTCATTGTCATATTGTTTAACTTTCCCCCATGCCATACATTCTTCTTTTTGACAATCCACCCACTCCATAACCGAACTATCTATAACTCCTACTGGCCTACTCATAAACGGACATATTTTATTTTCCATTATTTCTCCCCTGCTAAGTCCTATTATCATAATACACAAAGTCTTTTTTATCGTGAAACCCATCTACGCAATCCCAACTTACCCCTATCTTTTTGTTAAACGAAGTTGGCATAAAATGCAATATTATAGTGTTCTCATTTTCTTCTACTATCTCACCTCTTGAAACATTTCTCCACATCTCTAACTTGTGTAAATAAACTTTGCCAACAAACTTTTGCATATAGGGTGTATCGTAAATATTAAATGTTACAGCCCAAAAACTAAATACAATAAAACACAAGACTATTATACTCATTAAAACCTTTCTCATTTTCCCTCCTTCGCTAACCTTCTAACAACATTAGCATCTATATCCATCTGCCAGAAATCAATAAAGTTTTCTAGCTGTTTACTTTCTTTGTCTAAAAATAACTTCGCAGTACGTCTATCTTTCCTTAATTCTGGCTTATTTAGGCTTACCCTTTTACTAAAATCATAGTTCTTATCGTAAACCGCTTGTTTTATTACTGCCGCACATAGTTCGTGTATTGGATGCATGATTTCCCCCTAACGTATATTAGTTTTTGCCTTCTCCATCGACAATAACGATCTACATGATTCATACTGTGCCTTCCACCTTTCGTACTCTGCCCTTAATCGGGTTTCTTCGACTATAGCTTCCTTTGTGGCTTCAAGGTGTTCTTCATACCGCTTACTTGCTCTAGCTTCAGCTTCCCGGCTTACAGCACTACCTTCAATCTCACACATCACTCTGGCTAGAACGACTTTTCTCATCTCTTGCATCTGGTAGCTTAAACCCTTTGCCGTAGCGTATTCTTTTCCTATTTCTCCGATCTTGTTTACTGCTTCTCTCATGTTCTGTTCTATGTGTATTAGTTCCATTTTCTTTCTCCAGTTTTTTAAGTAGTTTCTCCGGTATATCTGGCAATTCAAATAGTCTTTTAGCACTATTTAATTCATCTAATAACCATTGTTGTGAATCTTTGGGCATATTCTTTACTTCTGATCGAACCCTGCTCCGAACAGCCTCAAGTTCTTCAACTGTTTTAGCTGCTCGGAACAAATCTGACAATTCGACTAATCGCATTACGCTATCCATTAGAGTTTGTCAACTTCGGTTTCTATAAATATAACAATTTTGCCTATGGTTAATCTAGCATGATCCAATATTGTCGTTGCTTCTTCAGACTTAACAAGAGGCATGTCTATATCAAGCAAAGAATCTTTAAGCATTGTCAGTTTATCCTTATCAGGAGCTACCCTTTTTTTCTTTTCTACAGCTAGTCTTGCTTTTTCATCAGCTTCTTCTTTTTCCCTGATTGCCCTTTCTGCTGCCGCCTTCTCAGCTTTCTTTACTTCTTCGGCCTGACGTTTTTCTTGAGCTATCCGGTCTTTTTCTTCTTGTTCAGCACGTTTCTTGGATTCGATCGCTTCTTTCTTATCTTGTTCCTGCCTTAACTTCTCCTGCCCTATCTTATATTTTTCTTCTTCGATAGCTCTCTTGTCTGCATCTATCCGGTTTTGTTCATCAATAAGTCTCTGAGACTCAACCTCTTGTTTCTTTCTTATATCTTCGAGCCGATCTTCTTCTGCTTTCTTTAGCCGGGTTTCTTCCTCTTGAGCCTTGAGTTCAGCTTCTTCGACAAGACGCTTCTTTTCATCCTCCACTATTGCCCTCTGTTCTTGTAGGTGATCTTCGATTTCCTTAACCCCAAGGGTTAACCGTTTTGCCTCGCCATCTACGGCTTTGCCAAACTTCACGCTATCTGCTTTTAGTTCAATTCTTTTCTTTTCAATGTCTGTGCGGAGCTTCTTAACCTCTTGATGTTTTTCCTTACACACCACATATCCTTCAATGTCGCTGACATCTTTTACCACTAAAGGCAAATAATCCTCTTTTAGTTTAGCTATAACCGCATTAGGCAAGTTATATTTAGCTAGTTCTGTTGTTATGAATTCTTTTGACATGATTCTCCTTTATTTTATTTTGTTAACTACAAGTTCAAGCTCTTTCACAAAAAGCCTGAGTTCAAAATCTAACTTGGCTATGAATTCAGCATCCCTTTCTACCCTATAAATCAAAGGTTTTAAGCCGGGATAATAGCTCATAAACGAACAATATAACGCTCCGGTAACATATATCTGGCCTTGCACCTGTTGCAAATACTCAGTAGGAAGCTTATTGTCGAGCAAATATCCTACATGAACAGCCATTGAAGGACATTTTATCTCTAAACACCCTTCAACACCTTCAGGATCGTTGATTATTCCATCAGGACTTGCTCCTACGAGCTTTTTATCGTCTTTCCAACACAACCCTACAGTTTCTACTTCGTATCCGGTAGCAAGCTCATACAGACTTCTGGCTTCGGATTCCAGTTCTATACCACGTTCCATTGATTGGTTACTGTAACTAGCTTCTTTTTCTCCGGTGATTCTTTCTCCTGCAAGCTGGTACATGTATTTCTTAGCTTGTTTTGATGGTTCACCTTTTGACGTTACTATCTTGTCGAAACTACTTGCTGTAGGCAATCCTGCTCTTTCACAAAACCATTCATCCGACATCTGCGGAAATTCTGACTTAATCATTTTTCACCTCTCATTCTTTCAGCTTTATAAGCGTATAATTCTTCTTCATTGTGTTCAATAGCCATAGCTAACGATTCTATGCTATCCACAATATCTTTTATCTCATCTTCCCATTTCTTGATGCCTTCATATCTCAACGGCAAAGCTCTTTCTACTAACTCTTGAGGTAATATATCAGATACCATATCCCACACTTTATCTCTGTTGTATAGACTCATTACCCTCCTTCTCAACGTCAACAACCTTGAACGAACCCTTTTTCTTATGGTCAACAGAATTCTTTAGAGCTGACATAGCTACATTAAACTTATCAGCCGGGATGTTATGCACAGAATCGACTTTTAAATAAGTAAGAAAATGTGCTTTGTTAACATCTTCGTTATTTAAAATATCCATAATCTGAATCACTTGCTTATCATCAATATGCTCAACATCTACTGACTTACCATCATCATCCTGATCTGCCGTTGCAAGGCCTGTTAGCATGAGTAAAGTATACCTCTCTAAATAGGTTATTGTACTTCCTATTTGCTGTATGCTATTCTTGCTACCAGACGCATCAGGTTGAGCTGTAAGCGATGTTTGTTCTGAGTGACCCTTTGCATGAGTTATCTTACAAGTCACTGTTACTCCCCCATTCTGTGCCGAATTCCATGATGCTGAGAGTCCATGTTTGCTTAGTTCGGTACTGATTGACTTTGTTACGTTGTATAAAGAAGCATGTTTGTATTTAACTTCTTTATAGGCTACTTGCTTATCTTTAACTATCTGTGGTGGATTTGCTTTGAACTGAGACATAGCCACATGGTATGCCTTTTTTGCTTCGTTTGCTTCGTATTTCATCTGTAAGTCTAGTAAACCATGTAGCTTATCAAGATCAGCGTTACCCTGAACAGCTTGCATAATCATCTGTGCTGGACTTACGCTCTGTACTGCTGTTTTCTCTTTCTTTACGATTTCTTGTTTCTTCTCATTCATTTCGCACCCCCATTCCAGTTTCTTTGTTTTTTGTTCTTATGGTGCAAATCCCGAAAATAATCACTTAGCGTATGCCCACTCTTTTTTGCCCACCTGAACATGTCCTTCTTTTCTTTTGTTGATGCTCTGAATCTTATAAATATATCTCTGTTCATATCCCTCCTTTAGTAGCTGTCTGGATGTTTCCAATCATCCTCGACTTCTTTACCCAACTTATCTGCACAATCGAAACACAAGTCTCCACAATGCGATTCTTCTTCTTCGGTTAGTATCGTGTTACAAATGTCACATACTGGCTCACGATGTTCTCTAACCTTTCCTGTTACAACAAACTCTGCTAATTCTCTGTATCCCATCTCGACCCCCTTTGTGGTTACAGTATCAATTATACGGATGTAGTCACAGATTGCAAGAAATATCTACATTTATTTTATGTTGTGAAATATTTTTTTTGAGTTTGATATGGGTTAGTGTTAATGGTGGTTAGCGAAGTACCTTTCTAACTAGCTCTGAAGGCACTCGCAGATAATCGTTACAATCTCCATGTGAATCATGTGTCATAACGATATGATAGTTATCGGTTTTGATAAGTATGCCGTAAGTCTCTACAAGTTCTTGAGGTCGTTTTTTAATGTTCTCCAAAGACTCATTTGCTAACGTCACCGCATCTTCCCAAACTACTGTTACTAATTTTCGTTTCTTTGATTTCATAATATTTCTTCTCTAGATATTTAATAATCATGTTCTTTTCATATTCTCCTGTACAAGGATTTGTAAGACCTCGTACAAGATGATGTATTAATCTATACATCATTGTAAGTCTACCTTAATTGTGTCGATATATCCACTTTCCTTATGAATGATATGTAGGTTCTGACTTGCTCTGCCACTGACTTGCATATGATGTGCTGAATAACCGTTGCTACCCACAAGGCTACCGCTTCTAGCATGAGTATCACATATCATAGCTTCATGCAGATGTCCATAGATAATGTAATCTAAAAGGATACCGTTATCAGCATACTTCGCTTTAGTATACTTGATCTTAGGACAATCGTGTATAAGTAATATATTCTTATCATACACCTTTAATACATGTTCCATCGGATCTGCCATCTCATGGAATGTTATCCCATCTTGCCTATCAAATATCCGTTTCAGCGTTTCGTTTATAATGAAATCATAGTTCTGGTATCCAGCTAGTTTTGAGTATCCTAGCTCTTTATCTAACCGGGATTCGTTTCCGGTAACAGTGGCTACCTCTACATTGAACCTTTCATTAAGTAACAGGATTACATCGGAAAACAAATCTACTGCATCAAGCATAGATTTTGCCCGACTACCTGCACTAGAAAGCATTTCATCTGTGCGTCTGTCACTGTTTATTTGATCTCCAGTAAAAGCTATTATAACTTTATCGCATATATGTATGCTTGCATAAGAGAACAAGCGTTCTACAAATGTGAACAAGCGTTTTCGAGCTATATTTATATCATAGCTATTATGTGGCAAATCAACAACTTCGTTTATGTGAATGTCACTTATTTGTATTACAACTGTAACCTCAGAAGGTAACGATTTGTGTTTCTTAGTTGACAAGTTAAATTGTTTCTCTGATAGTAAAGTCGTATACTCTCTGTATACTTCTTCAAGTGCGGTATCTAATCTAACGGAATTTCTGAATGACTTACGTTCTATCCGGTTCTGATCCTGAAACTTCTGATTACTTTTAGCGAGTTTTACTGCATGCTCGACTACCTCTATATCTTCACCACGTATAGGATTAACTGTTTCTCTACCACATGCGTTATCCTTACATTTATAATTCTGCTTACCACTTGGCTTGATGCTACTTCTTCGCATCAATTCGCCACAATCTGGGCATCGAATAACATAGGATTCCATAACCACCTCCTAGTTAAATATGTTTTTTTTCTTTAAGGCTGGCAACCATAGCTTTTATGGCTATCCCTAAGATATTCTCTCCTATATGGTTATAGATATTCCTAACACGAGTAAATACATAGCTAAACTTCGCATCATTATCCCAATCTGGATGTTCTGCTGCGAACACTACTGCATTTCTTATCTCAAGCGTGACAGCCTTACCTAGATCGAGAAGTCCTGATTCTACTACTCCTAGTAGATCTCTTAGCCAATCCGGTAACGTCCATCCCTTTATCCGGTTCGCTGCTCTTTGGAACATGCTTATCTTCATCTTTACCCTCCTTAGTTTTCTTGAAAACCTGAAAAGTACCTTTTAGTGTATACTTTTCTGATAATCCATCTATGGTTATCTTTATGGGTTTTTTAATAAAATCTTCTAATAAATTATTTATAGCTATTTGTGATAAATCAAATCCCATTTTTCACCTTCCTCGCATCTGTTACAGTTTGACCAATAGTGAATATCCCAGAAACTATACCTACTATCTTGACATATTCTATCGCTTCATATTTCAACATGATGGCTGTTACTGATCCGCAGATTATTGCTATACACGCATAAATAAACCTTTTCTTGTTCATAGTGTCGCACCTCCTTGACCCATAAGACTACAAGTTCCTTTATTAAGATAGCTACATCCTTTCTCCATAACATTGTCTAATGTCTTGATTAGTTTGTCGTAGGCATCAACATTGTCTTGATGGGGATGTGGACTAGTATCAATAAATACTGGTAGTAGTGGAATAACCTTTTTTATTTCATCGACCATATACAATATTACCTTGTATTCGTGGGATTGCTTCATTGAAACCCCCCTATGTTATTTATAAATTGCGTGGGTCTTTTATTTTTGATAATCTATAATACTCCATAGGTTTAGATTTTATCTTGCTTTCAAACATAGCCACCAATGATGCGACATTATACATGTTAATATCTTTTAATTTAGTTTCAGGTGTTATTGATAGTCTTGTTGATATAAATTCGGCTTCTTTAGCGTCTTTATCCGTTTTAAAATCTTGCATGTATTCTGTTAATGTCTGATTTGGTTTACGTTTTTGCCTATTTAGCAAATTGATTATTAATGCTCTTTTACCTTGTTCTAATGTTTCAAAAACAGCGTGTCCATATCCTTCACCATTTTCTCGCCCAACTAAATCTTCGCCAAGTGACCCATACCAATCATCAGTAGCTTTTAAATTTCCGGGATTGTTGTTTACCATGCCCAAGGTGGTGTTTGGATGTCTTTTTACTGAGTATATTCTGTTGTTTTCATTAGACCGAATATTATGATAACCTTTCTTGCGATCTTCTTGTAGTGCGAGTTCAAAGGTGTCGTGTTTTTCACCTTTTAACATTAACCCAACATCTTTTAAATCAAGGGATTTGTTTAACGGCATCCTAACAGCATGTGTTTTTAACGGAAGCCTACTAGAGTAGTGTCCAGAAGCATCTGGCTGTAAGTTGAAGTTTTTAGCGGTTGTTTCATCATACCCAGACTCTCTAGGGTTAAAATCTTGCATCATCACTCCTATTGTACTTTTGAAATTTGTTTAACAAATTCTCTTCCTAATATTCTTTTAGCATCAGGTGGAATCTGTGATGCTATAGAAGTTGCCATTGGATATATTTTTTCATAGTATTCTTTTAACAAATCTCTCATGCCTCCAGCTAACATTCCTGACCTAGAAGTAGGTGATATGCCCTTTGTGCTAAAACCCAAAGCTATTCTATGGTCTGCTAAATTGTCCATAATGGCATTTGCTTCTTTGCCAAACATTTTTAGCAATTTACGTCTTATATGTGCAGAATTACCTTCGTTGAATCCTTGTTTAAGCAATGAAAATACTTTATCTGGGTCTGTCAGACTAGTCAATTCCTTTAAATATTTTTGACTAGCAATAGCTTGGATATCTTCCATCATACTTTCTGCTGTAGCTCCTGTTTTCATTAAAAATGTATCCAAGTTTAGTATCTTCATTTGTTCGCTTTGTGGCAAATCAAAGAAGTTAGATAATTTGTTGCGTGTTAAAAGTCCTTTAGCATTTTTAGTCATTTCTATGTATTGTTTATATTGTAATTTTGCTTTTATTATCCCTTTCGCTCCTGTGCGTTCTGCATCTTTATACATAGCTTCTATAACTTCCTGTCCTTCTTTAGCGAATTCTTTAGATGATCTCTGAACATCCCTGATTAATCTTCTATAAAACTTGAATTCAGTTAAATCCATATAATTGCCCCTAGGTTTACCGGAAGAATATTTTAAAGCATCACGCATTTCTGATAAAACCTTGAAGATAGCAGGAACTTCTCTACTTTTCACCACTTGAGTAATATTGTCCATATTAGCAATTTTGAAATTTTTCTTTAAAATTTGCTCTATTACTTTAACTGTGTTCCTAGAATTCAAAACAGGGTCTTTAAGATTAGCTAGTGCTTCATCGAATTTCTCGCCAGCTAATCGTCCTGCATCGTCTAAATGTGATTTTAAACTATCAACAACATCTAATGCTACCCCTCCATATTGTTCGGATAAACTATTAACATATTTTAACCCTTTGCTTTTTACAAACCTCAACATTGCCATAGGAGCTTTCTTGCTTTCCATTAAATATTTTTGTATTGGAAGTCCGAAATCATCTACCTTAGACTTAAACAATGCAATCGACTTGGGTACTAAATCTTTTGCTATATAATCCACTGATTCTTTTGCTGGTGTGAAAATCTTTGATGCCCCTCTTTCTTTTAACCATTTAATATTTCCTGTTGATATGTTACCTATTCTTCTAGCTAGCTTAGGAACACTCCTAGCAACTATTTTTGCTCCCTTAGCCAAACCTGCTCCTAATAGTTCCGAAGTTATAGCAATTTGTCCTTCTTCAATTAAATCGTCCATATCTTGCTTTGAATATGCTTCAGCGTGTTTAGGCAACCCACCCAATATTGTAGGAAATATAGTTCTAAGGGTTGTTGTATATGGATCTTCTGAGAATTCTTTTTTTAGGTGTTGGAAAGCTATCCTACCTGTTACCCCTCCAACCATGCCACCCTTAATTGGTTGTCCAACTAGTGTTCCTAATTGTGTTCCGACATATCCACCCACCATTTGACCAGCTTCTGGAAGTGCTTTAGTTTCTGATAATATAGTAGGTATTGTTGTTATGTTCTCTTTTGTTTGATCGACAAAATCATCCCAAGGAAGATCTTTAACAGCTACTGGTCGATTCATATCATCGGCAGCAATTTTTCGTGAAGTGTCTTTTGTTGGCATTGTCTCCGGATTTTGTTGTTGTGTCAGTTGGGCCATGTCTTGTTCAGTGGGAGGATTAACTCCTTCTATTTCATGTACCACACCATTGTATTCTACTGTATAAATCTGTCTAGGTTTAGTCTGTTCCATATTACCTCGCAGGTCTTGAGCTTATGATTTTAAAACCGCCACTTGATTGTTGTTTCTGTTGTGTTTGATTTGCATCATTAGTTTTAAATAATTCGTTGTAATTATCTTTTCCCATATAAAGACCATATATATTTTCTAAATCTCCATTTAATGTTTCTTTTAATCCTTGAACAGTTGCTTCATTAAAAGCACCAGTTTTGCTTATACTAGGAAACATTTGTTTGTATTCCGAACTTTCAGGAACACTAAAGGCTACACCTGACATCGATCTTCTATATTTCTGTATAGCAGCGGCTACTTTTGTTGCTATCCTCCTCAATTCAGGATCGTTTACTGTACCTAACTTTCCTTTTATTTGTTCAAGTGATCCTTTGAATATAT